TGATGTCAGTCGGCTGCGCTGAGACTGCATTGTTCCCCACAGTGAAAGTTACAGGCATCTACTTTTTGGCCGCTTTCGGTGTGTAGAGACCGTCTTCTACTTTCGGCAAGTCTTTGGGTATGTAAGCTTCTTTCACCCAGCCATCAGCAAGTACGGCTTTCATCTCTTCTTCGGAGTTGACAATCTTGGAGATGTGTTCAGTCTGGACAATCTCTTGCTCGACAATCTCGTGCTGGGCATTGCGATGGATGATAGTACGGAAAGGTTCGTTAGGGTGCTTATACAGGCAGCGCGGATACTCCAAGAAGGGAATCTGCTTTACGGGGATACCAGTAGCAGAGTTCGGAGGTGCGCTGACATCGAACGTGGCTTGCTTGCGGAACTTCTCTTCATCAATTGCGAATGGCATTCATGTCCCTTTCAGGAAAATCTGGGTGAGCACCTCACATGCTCACCCAGTCTTGGTTAGAACAACAGGAAATACGGGCCTAGTGCCGTGGTGAACGTGCTTGGCATGGTCGCATCCACCACTGTACCGAACGTCTGACCAGTCAACTTGCCCGCGAACACGTTGTTGTTCACGGCGGTGATGGCATGACGGAAGGTGTCAGTGGTTCCATTGGTCTGCACACAGGCAAAGTAACGCGCCGGGCCTACCGCGAAGTACTTGTTCAATAGATTGTACTTCTGGTAAGTCGAGCCGTTAGCACTGATAGCCCCGGCCAAAGCCGAGGTTCCCAGCACCTTGCCCCCAGCATCCCGCAAGACGACCAGATGGTTATCTGTGCCTACGGTAGTCCCATTCAGTACGCCGATGCCAGTGATGACCATTGAATACGGCAAGTCCAGTTCCGTGCAGTATTCTTCAGTGGCCGCACCGGGAGCCGTGCCGTTGGTCTCAAGTGCAGTCAGGGCAGTGCCTCCGGGTTCAGGAAGACGCAATCCCAACGAACCATTGACCGCTCTCGTAGTCTGAGAAAGGTCGCCGTTTATCCACTGTCCGCCGATGCAATCAGAGATTGAACCGGAAGAGAATTGGATACGCGGAAGTACGGGTTCGTTAGCTCGTGTGCAACTACCTTGAGGAACAGATGGCCCTTGAGCAGCCGCACCAAATCCACCACCACTGAAGATGGCGGCGAAGTTGGTTGGAATGACGAACACAAAGGCACCTGAAGCATGGGAAGCACCTGAAGTGCCGCCTACACCACGGATGACTGTGATGGTCGTACTCGACACGCCTTTGACTTCCATCAGTTCGCGGTCAACATACAGATATGACTGCGCTTCCGACGTTGCCAATCCGTACACGTTGCCTGTGTTCGGAGCGGGTGCGGAGATGCCGGTTGCCGAAGCCACTACCACGATGCCCTGATTGCCAGTGCTCAGAGCCGATGAGTTGGAACCGGGCACAGCAGCAGACAACGTAGTATTGGTCAGGATGGTCTGTGCGCTTGCCGAGACTGCAAGCAAGACGGACAGTGCGATTAGTTTCAATGAGTTTTTCATGGTGATTATGCACCTCCGATTGCGCATGAGCCGAATTCAGCCATGAGGTTGCCGAATCCGTAGCACATGTCAAAGCGGTTGGTCATTTTGCGGTTGAACTGGTCCCAAGCCCTGACGAAAGCCACTGAAGCTCCGGTTTCAGGGTCTTCAGCGCGTTCTGCCTTTTCTACCGCTTCCGGATTCTCGAACTTTCCAAAAGCTTTAGCAAAGGCATATTTCGACAAGCCAAGCGACACCGTTCCTGACTTACCAGAAGGTGAAGTCGTACCCGGCCAGAAAGTCAGTGCAGCACTCGCAGCCGGAAGAACATCCACGTTCTGATACTGCGAACCCGGCCCAAAAATCGCCGGATAGATGTTCAACGTGTCATTGCCGCCCGTGAGTGTGAGGTCTTGGGTAGCAACGAACGTCTTTGCCCCTAGCCCGCTAAGAGCGCGAGTGTTGGGGTTGACTGAGTTCACAGCGTTGATGCTGAACTTGTCACCCTGCTTGATGGTGTCAAGGTTGGTTCCACTGATAATAAGCGATGACCCAGACTGGTTAGCGCCTACCGTGCTGGTCGTGTGGGTCGGGGCTGTGCCGATGGTGTGCTGTGCCAATGAATTGCTGCGTACCCACTTCCATCCAGCAGCATTACCTAACACGCCCTTGCGGTACATGTCAGAAATGGTCTTCTGAGGATTGAACTGGGTCACATTGGTCTGCACATAGCTCTGCATCAGGGATGGAGACAAGCAGAGATAATGCTCTCCCGGAGGCGTGGAATAGGCAAACAGCGTCCGTTCCGCCGCCAATGCAAAGTTCACTGTGGTCGAGTCGGTCTGGAGTGAGCCTTGCACATTGGGAGTGAACAGCCTTGCCCAATCCGCAGCGTCCGTATCAATCTTCTGCGCCAACTGCTGCCCAGCGGGATACAGATACGACTCTTCCAGTTCTTTCTCTGAGCGTTCCATCTTGACGAGACGCTCATAAGAGTCCCAGCCAAAGTGTACGCCCTTTATTTTGTCTAGATTGACGGTGGTGACCAAGCGGGCGATGCCCTGCTCTTGGTAAGCCAATCCATCGGTGACAAGCCAGCGTTGCGGGAACTTGATTTGAGCGGAACTTCCGATGGGGAAGCTCTTGCCGAATTCTGATTCCCACTCACTGTTGAATTGCGCCGCCACCTCGTAGGAGTTCTTGAAGAACCAAAGTATCTTCATCGACACCCAGTTAGTTGTCGCAAAATTGTTAGGCAATGTTGTTTACCTCATTGCGAAGCGAACCGTTTGCGGTTTTCTTCACGCTCAAAAGAGGTGAAGTCTCCCGTCCGCGCCGCTTCTGCCTGTGAATCGGCAGGAGCTGTGCCCCGTCCTCCAACCTCTGAAGGCGGAACAGGTGCGCGTGGTTTCGGTTTAGCAGGAGGTTCAGGTTCCTTAGCGGCACCATTAGGTTTTGATTCCTTGCTCTTGGCAAGTTCAGACCTTACGGTAGCCTCTAGTTCGCCTAGTTTCTTGATGGCAGCGATGGTGTTCGTCTTGGCCAAATCCATCAGCTTCTGTGATTGCTCTTGGGTCAGAGCATAGAGCAAATGGGTGAAGACATCCGAAGTCCCGACTGCCGCCTTGAAAGGTTCAGGGATGGAAGCGTCATTGAGCAAAGCCGTCATGATGGGCTTGGTCTTGTCCAGAAATTCCGGATAGACTTCTTGCGCCGCCGCAAACTCTTTTTCAAGGAGTTGCCGCTGCGTCTCCGCCTGACGGTCTGCTTCAAGTTTGGCGATGCGCTGCTCTGTCTTCCAGTCACTCAAGTCCTCAACGTAGTCCTCATAAGTGGCGTATTTTGCTGCGCCTTTCTCATTGAGGTCATCTGGCTTGGGCTTGGTGCGGGTCGATGGAGCTTCAAGTCTAGGCGGGGTTGCGGGTGGTTTCGTTTCCACTGAACGTGAACGCTCACGCTCCGCTTCCAGTTCCTTGACCTTGGCGGTGAGTTGCGAAATACGCTCCTCAGCCGTTGGCTTATCGCCGGGCTTCCGTTCCTTCTTCTCCTGCTTGGGTGCGGCTTCCGGTTCCGCTGCAATTTTGCCTTTCGGCTCGGATTGCGTCTCTTTCGTGGACGACTCGGAGGCTGCCGGTTCCTCTTTTTTCGGCGGTGCGGGTATGTCCCCAGTCTTGTTCCAATGCTCCCGTTGCTCGGATGACCAAGTATGCTGGTCGCTGGGATTGAATTCTGCCACTGCCGTAGCTGACGGTTCTACGACTAGGACGGCGTTTTCGTCTGCCATGTGGTTATTGCTCCTGTGTTGGTTGTGCTTCTGGCGGCTGTAATGCTGCTTGCG